AAGCATCCTGATCCGCACACGTCCAATGCCTACAGCGCCAGTCGCAGTTACGCGTATAGAACTTACGTCATATTCGTTGGCCATGAGGGCCTCCTATTAGCTGAGGGCTGCGCCGACAGCGGTGACCCAAGCAGAGCCAGTCGAGATCACGAGGCAGGTCTCGTTGTTGCCAGCGCCGTTGTCATTGATGAGGCGAACCTGACCAGCGTTGCCAGCGGCAGCTGCAGGCAGAGATGCGGTCGCGATTGCGGTGAGCTTGACGAAGCTGGTGACGGTCACGTCGCCTGCGACGTTGCCAGTGACGTTGCCAGTGACGTTGCCAGTGACAGCACCAACAAAGCCGTTGGTCGAGGTCACGGGACCGGAGAAGGTGGTCGAAGCCATGGTAGTACCCTTTGCACAAGGATTCGCCGCGCAGTCTGTGCATCGTCAGGTCGGGCGTCCTGTCTGCGTGGCTGATGTTACCCTGAGTGCAGTGTACATCATGGACAAAAAAGTTCCAATGAACTTTTCTATTCGGCCTCCGACAGCAGTAGGTACCTTGCGGCCCTGACGATGACATCATGGTCGTCCTTTAGTAGGCCGATGGCGCGATTGCAGTTGTGGCACAGGAGCCCACGGATAGTCCCGGTTCGGTGACAGTGATCGACGCACAGGTGCGTTTTGCCTTTCTGCTCACATCTGCAGATGGCACACACGCCCCCTTGAGCCGAAAGCATTACATTGTAGTCGTTAAGATCGATTCCGAAGTGCTTCTTCAGGGTGGTGTTCCTGACGCGCTCAGGCTGCCTTTTCCTGTATTCGCGCATGTACGCCGCCCTGTCTCCGTCGAAATACCTCTCAGACCACACAAAGTTGTCAGGACCAATCGGCTCATGCGGCTTGAGGCGGCGCAGGCTGTGCCTATCTGAAGGCCTGTCTCCGACACTCGACGCAAATGTCCAGAAATCCGAGGACCACGCCTCGACCATCCCGTACCTATTTTTGTTCTTGTGCCAGTTCCAAAGCCCGTAAAGCGGATGCTTCTCACGCGATCCCCAGTCTGATGGTCTCATCTAATTCTCCAATGTAAAGGGGCGAGGTTTACCCCCGCCCCCTCATTATCCTTTCGGATTGTACGGTGTGTCAACCGTAATTATGCCCCGGGGCACCCATACATGCCCAGCGGGTCCGACACGCCGAAACTGTAACGCTCGCGAGCCTTGTAGCGGACGTTGCCCGTGTCAAAGTCTCCGTCCATAGACGTCGTCATCGCGGTACGCACGAAGTGCTTCATGCCATTCGGGATGTCGGTGGTGATGTACCATGCATCGGCGTCGGTCAGGTAGTGGTTGACGCGGTAACCCTGCGGGATCGACCCGTTCGAGTTCAGCGCGTTGATGTCGTTGTCGGCGGTGCCGACGCGCAGCTCGGTCTCGAGGAGACGAGTTGCAACGAACATCAGACCCGGCGGGACGATCAGCTTGCGCGGACGGGCAGCGATCAGCAGGCCACGTTCGTCCTTGAACGCAGCGATGTCGATCACGGCCTGCTCGAGGGCGGTCTCGTTCAGGTCAACGTCAACCGCAGGACGGTTGGAGTTGGTGCCGCCAGCAACCGTCGGGTGCGCGGTGTTGAACAGGGTCACGCCGTCACCAGAGTTGAAGGTGGTGAAGCCCGTGTTCAGCAGCGAAGCAGCCTTCACTTGCTTGGTGTACGCCATGGCGCGAGCGAGCGCCTTGGTGTAGCGAGCCGACAGGGAGTCATAGAGGTTGTCCTCCATGGCTTCCTCGGTGATGGAGAAGCCCATCGCCACGGTCTCGTGGTTGTAACGAGCAGTGAACGATTCCTGCGCGTTGTCGTAGGTGATCGCGGAGCCTTCCGGCTTAACGGGGGCAGCCCCGAAGCCCGACAGCTTCACTTCCTCTTCGAACGAACGGTCGGAGTTCTCGGTCTCGTAGATTTCCGAGTGCTCGTTTTCATACTTGCCGTACTCCAGACCGAAGAGGGCGTTAAGCCCCGGCAGGAGTTCTTTAAGGGCCTGTGCGCGTGAAATAGCCATGTGTCAGCCCTCCTTAGACGCCAACAGCAGCGGTCAGCTGCGTGTAGTTGAGTTTGACGACCAGCAGCGGGTAGGTGGTGCCAGCTTCGCCACCGCGGGGGCCACCGACGTAGTCGATGATTCGCAGCGGGAGGTTGGCGTCCGTGCCGATGGTGGACGCGTCGAGTGCAACTCGCGATGCTTTGAACGTGGTGTTCACAGCGCCCTGAACAATCGCGGCGTTCTTGCCGTAGATGTCCAGCGAGTTGGTGATGGCCTCGTCAGCCTGCACGACGTACAGAGCCTGCGGATCGTCAACGACGAACGCAAGGGCGTCCGAGGCAACGGTCCCGGTCGGCCACATGTTCGAGAACGTGATCTGGCCAGTCGAGGGGTCGGTGTACGAGCAGCCAACAAACACGCCGAGCATGGCGATATCGGTCGAAGTGTCGCCCGTGCCAGTCTGCTTGGTGATCGTGGTCGAGGTGCCATTGTCAACGAGGTTGACGATGTCTCCGGCGGCGATGTTGACGGCGAGGCCCGAGGCGATGGGGTACTGGCGGAAAACCTCCAGCGAGCCATTGTCGAGACGACCAGTTACACGCAGACCGAAGGGTGCATTAACGGAACCCATTGGTTCTCTCCTTCAGTGATCGGTGGGCCTCAGCCCTTACCGAATGTGGTTTTGGTTGAACGCTCAGGCCGAAGCACTGGCATTCGCGGATCGCTTTCGCGAAGATAGCTGCGATCAACAGCGTCCATCTGGGCCGTGGCCTGATCGAGCTGTCCAATCGTGCGCTCCTCTGCGAACTCTGCAGGGATGCTGCACAGAAGCAGACCTCCGATTTCCAAGTTCTCGGGGAACCGGGAGTTGTGGTCCGACAAGACGTGCAGTTCAGGAAAGTCCTTTGCCAAGCACGGGGTGTACCCCTCGCGGAATCGGCTGGAGACGTTCTTGTTGTCCTCATTTCCCATTGTAGAGGTGCGAACCCAACGGAAGTGCAAACCGTCACGGGGCTCGGGGGTGGGGAGGAGAGATTGGCGTTGCCATCCTTTGCGACGTTCAGCGCCCTCACGAGTAGTGAGCGTTCGGGGAGTACGGTCAGCCATTGGATGAATCCTTCAGAATTTGCGCCGCATACTGTTGAGCCGAAAGCCCAAGTCGCTTGGCGAGCGCGACCTGAGTCGAGGTAAGTACCACCTTGCGTGATGTTTGAGCGGAAGCACGTCCCGCTGGGGCCACCACGTTGCCAGCCTGCCGCCGCTGTGGCTTCACCTCTTCTGAGGCGTCGGCAAACCGTTCCGGGAAGGCGCGGCGAACCGCACCATCAATCTGAGAATAATACTGATCCGTGTCTGGCGCAACTCCCGAGCGAACCAGCTTCTCGTGGACGCCCATGGCGAGGGCAGTGATGTCCTCATCGCCGTTACGCATGAACCACGGATTCTTCTGTGCCCAGTCCTGAGCCTTGTCACTCGGTGGCTTGATCGCAGGTTTCTGCGGCTGCATCACCGGGGCTGGCTGTTGAGCCTGACGCTGCGGAGGCCTGTAGGAGTTTATACGATACTCCTCGTTTTTCAGCTCCGTGAGCTTCGCCTGAGCGTCCGCCATGGCGTCAGCATCGCCAAGCTCATAAGCGGACTTGAAGTCCATCTTGGCCTTGTCGAGCTGCATCGAAAGGCGCTGCTTGGCCTGATTGACGAGGACACCCTCGCCCTCTTCCAGCATGCGCTGCAGGCGGAGCTTCTCTTCATACTCACGCTGTGCAAAGGCTACAGCCTCATCACGCAGGCGAGCGGCCTCCTCCTTGGATCGGCGCTCCTCATGGAACTCATACTTGAGCTTTTTGATGCGCTTCTGCACCGACTCAGAGTACGAGGCAATCTCGTCATCCTCTGGGACATCGGGCTCAGCGCCGTCAGGGCGTCGTGCCTTGTCGCGATCCGGCTCAGGCGTGTCATCGATGATTTCGACCTCGAAGTCGTCGTCCTCTTCGATCTGGTTGGCTTGCGTATTCATGCGCGGCTGTACCCCCGTGGGTCTTCGACGACAGCCTCTACGGTGTCATCATTGATGAGACGGAACTCCTTGCCATGCACCTTGAAGCGGGTGCCTGAGTAGGAACGGAAGATGACGAAGTCGCCCTCTTTGCACCAAGGGCCAGTGGGGAATCTGCTGGCGTCAGCGTATGCCTCGCTGCCAACCTTCAGGACATAGCCTACAAGGGACGCAGTCTCCTCTGCGTTCCGGCGCTCGTCGGGGATATACACCCCGCCATCTGTCTTTTGACTGACCTCGGGGATCGCGATGAGAACGCGATAGCCCTTTGGCTCTGGGAGCTTGGCGCGAATATCGTCGCCAGCTATGGTCTTGTCGGTGTACATTTCTTCTCCAGCAGTGGTTTTAAGGCCCACCGTAGCCTGCTGCTCAGCCCGACAACGACACGCTAGACGATTTTACATCAGGTTTCAAGAAACCTCTTCTCGATGTCTTTGATGTCATCTTCTACCTTTTGGAGGCTCGAGTACTCCCCGACCGCACGGCAGTAGTCGTCGTATGACTTCGCGCCACCACCTGCGAGAAAAAGTTCAATTGAACGCTTTTGCTCCTCGGTGCGCGACAGGAGGGCCGCGATGATCTCTCCCTCCATCACTGGCCTCCGGTCGTGGTGAGCTGCTTGGCGATATCAATGCCAAGGCGAATGCCCTCGTTCTTGTCCTGACGCTTGGCGTCCTCGATCTGAGACGCAACGCGGACTCCGATACGGGCACCCTCACGACGGTCCTCAGAGCGAATGCGCTCGCGCTGGACATCGATGTTGCCCTCCATCCGGGCGGCATCAAGCTCAAGCTTTGCCCTCTCGATCTCAAGCTTGCCCATGACTTCGGCTTCCTTGATCTCTAGCTCTTTCTGCTGCATCTGGGTGAGCGGGTCCTGAGCCTGCTTTTCAGCCTCTGCCTGCTGCGCCTCTGCTTGGTTCTGCTGCATGAGCTTCTGTGCGGCCATGGCAACAAGGCGAGACAGCTCAACCTCAACGTCCTCCGGCAGCGGTGCATCCTCTGGCGGCATCTCGACGCCGAGACGCTTCTCGATCTCCTTGCGGTACTGCATGGCGACGTGCTCGGTGACATGAGCTGCCATAGCGGACT